GGGAAAGGATCCATATCAATAGCTTCCGATACTGATTCTGCAATGAGAGCGTGGTAGGACATCTCGCTGAGTTCCTGGATAGTGCGTTGAGAGAATGAGTGCAGTTTATCTGAGATCTTATAATGAAGCTCAAGGTCTGGTACCAAGTTGACATAATCCGGGAGCCCGTAATAAGCAGTATGTTCCACCGCTAGTGAATTCATGATTGCTAGAGCGAAACTTGATGACACTCGCCTTATGTCGTGTAGGGTAAATATAGCGCCTAGGTCATATTTGCTGATGGCTATCATTCGGCGTGATTTTAAAGGTTTCTTCCAGATACCACTTGTTGATGTGATGTCAATCCTTATCTTGTCGCTAGGGAGACTAGGTGCTGATGCTACTATATCATCATGTTCGACTTCCATATTTAAAGAGTGGATATCACCCCCCAATTCTAGTGCATAAGCTAGTACTGCACTGACCATTTGGTGTAGGTCATGGCTACCAGTTGCACAGCCTATTCCTTCACCAGCTACAGCTGAGAACAATTCAGCCAAGGCATCATCGCTTTGGGAAATATCCATAGCAAGAAGGACATCTTTGTGGAGTTTATATGAATGCGAGCCAATATTGTGTTCAGATCCATCAGTCATACATGCAAAGACCAGGCCTCCCTTTGGTCTGCTGTTCGATCGGGTATCAATGTCAATCAGCTCAGACATTTCTGACAGAGTTGTCTGACTGGATATGCTTTGGGCAGCATCAGAGTTTCGACGCCCTGTTCCAGAGAACGTGTCAAAATGGGCTTCGTCGGGGAAGTCAGCATCTTCACATAAAAGATCCGATAATAGGGCTTTCCACTTTAGGCATCGTCTCAATCTGTAGGGATCACGTGACGTGTATTTGGTGAGTTTGAGATGCGAGACACGGATGCTAGCATCCATCAAGGTGGGTGGGCGGGGAGGACTGAGGCCTGGCCGCAGAGTGGTGGATGTCCGGCATTCTGGTTGATATGGTTCTACCTTGATTCCATCGCCCTGATCTTTAGAACCAATGTTGTCAAGCCCAAACTCTTCAGCCATCCTTCCGACATTGCTTGTAATTTCTTCATGGTCAAGGTTGAAAGCCTCCGTATCCAGACCTGAGTGAGTGAGCCCACCGAGGTTCGCTAGGACGGCATCCACATCAACTTCGGACATCATACGTCTTATATACATATGTGAGTCCAGTACTGCATCTGGTGAACCATCTGGCCCGAAGTCCTCGTCGAAGATCTCGAGATCATCATCCTGAAATCCACGCTCACGGAAAGCTTGGTGAATCAGTGTGATTGACAATTGATATTCGGATGAAGTGTTGATGATCAGTGATCCGAGAACAAGAGGTTCTGGATACATAAAGTCAGCACCGCTGTCAGAGACGTTGTCGTCACTGTCCGAATGGTAGTTCATAGTTGCTTGGGAT